ATTTCCTCCAAAGCCCCGTAGGGCAAGGAGTTAGTATTGGGGGGTGTCTTACAGCCAGTGGTTGTCAATCACCGACCTTGCTCTTTAACCATGCAATCAAGTCTCGAATATCATCGAAGGCTCGGGTGACATGGGAAGCGGTAGGAACCGCCGCGCAGAGCCCTACCCCTAACCACAGAAGGTTAGGCAGTAGCAGAGCCCCTTGCCTTGACTGTTACCAGCCACAGGGTGATTAACCCACTCCATGCCACCCCACCCAGTAGGTACCCTTCCCCCTCTTGTTAGGGGGGGACACCGCCTATAGGCCTAGACCCCACATTACTGTGGAAGTCACTTCTATTACTAGAAGAATTCATCCATGTTAGGCAGGTCATCATCGTCGTCCGAGTCAGATTGGAGAGGATCCACTTGGGTTCCGGCTTGTTTATCCGGAACTACAGGTTTTTGCTCCAAGACGGTAGTCGAAACCACCGTCCCCTTGCTGATTTTACTGTACGGATCCCGCTCTTCCTCGCTCAGATCGCCCGGTGATACTGGTTTTGCCAGTGACCTCAAGTTTGCCCAGTGTCGAAACACCTGGACCACCTTGAGGGCGAAGGGATCTACTGCCGACTTAACCATACCCTCAACCGAGGGATATGGGACCAGCCCCGCTTTGTCCACAGATCTCCATACCTGTGTTAGTATAGCGGAGACTTGCGCCAAGTTAAACTTGATGTTAAGTCGTTCGAGATGCTTGAGGGCTTCCGAAGCCAACCGTACTGAACGCTCCGCGTCTACAATGGCTTTGTTTGCCCGTGCGTCAACTAGACGCGACGCAGGATCCCCAAGTTTCTCAGAAAAGAAGAGTCCTTCCTGGTACCGCTCGAGGGCTTCCAGCGCCGGATCTATCAGCACGGTCTGTACTGACTGACAGAAAGGAGCGATCCTGGTCAGCAGGTCCTTATTCAAGGGACGTCCGACGTCGGCAGACTCGCTCCATAGCCATTCTGGCCATGTAGGGAATGCGAAGCGTGTTTCCAGGATTGGGTTCGTCAAGGATACGCAGAGCGCTCGTGCCCGCTGATTCATGTTTGACCAGCGTGCAGTTGAGGCTCCAGAGGCGACCTTGAACCCAGCACCAAGTGCCCTTACGAACTGCGACAGTGTACCCCGAGTCGTCCATGCGGCCAATGCGCATGCTACAGATGACTGCCCTTGGGCAGCCACCCAGAACTTAGCAGGGAGCCCACTAACGATCTCTCCTTGGAAGAAGAGTCGCTTCGCGAACTCCAGCGTCCGTCCTGTTGACACAAGCGACTTACTCAAGCCGATTTGGACCCCGAGCAACCGACACAGGGCGCGGTACCTCCTGGCCACGCGGGAGTCAGCGATGACTATGTCATCACCTAGCACCGCGTACAGGGTGAACCAACCCTTAATTCCCACGCGATATGCGCAGAACTGTACCATTGCGTGATGTACAAGGGCGAGCATTCCCCAGGAACTATAGGCTCCCATAGGCTGACCGACCGAGTAGCGAACAAAGCGTGGAACGCCGAGTCCGCCCGCCACCTTTTTAGGGATGGCGTACGATCGGGCAACTAGTAGGTTAGCCCAAGCCCTGGCATATGCAGGCCCGAATATTTGCGCCAATAACAGTTCCTGGATCAAAATGGGGATTCTATCCGTTGCGGCAGAGAGGTCATAGGAGTATATCGCCTGAGTTGGAGATACCTTCTTCAACAAGAGCTTAACCGGCCGAAGCTGGTCAAACGTCCCGTCTTGAGGTATCTCTCTCAGGATATCGAATAACCACTCGTGCAAGGGATGCAGAGCCCATTGAGACCAGATATCTGCTAGGGCCACCACTCTGACCTTACCCGCAGCCTCAGGGAGGAAGGCTAGTCGCCCACATACATTCTTACCGCAACCGTGCGCGTCTCTCGCATGCCCAAGCGGGATCTCCTTGGCAGTTATGCCAGGGACTCCCGCTGACCCAGCCGCTTGCGCGGCCAGCTCTACAGCCTGTTTCCAGACCTTCAAGGGGATGTAAGAGAGCGAGCGTGCAGCGCGGTAATATGATGCCG